GCGGAATTGCGCCGTTGGCGGCAAGCGCCCCGCTCGCCTCCCACCAGTCATCGATCGCGTCGACGACTTCGCGCAGTTGTGCCTTGGTGATGCCGCCGCAGTTGTCGGCGGTGCGCATGATCTTTTCCCAGATCGCGCGGCGCTGTTCGTTGGTCAGGGTTGCCATGGCGGTTCCTTACGGGTTCATGTCTTGTTTCGTGACGACGATGTGCCGGCCATGCTGATACACACGCACGCCATCAAGCTCGGCCACGAGCCAACAGACTTCCTGCGCGGCATCGGTGCCGACGCCCTTGATGGCGCGACGCTTGAACATGCGCCCGCCGTCCATCAGGGTGACGGTGATATCGCCGTCGGTGCCGATCTGGTGGCCGTGTTCGTCTGTGGTGATTTCGTGAACTGCCGCCATCAAATCTCATCCCAAGAAAGCGTCAACGTCTCGCTCGGCGTGATTCCGCCGCTGGCAGAAGTGCCAACCGTCAGCATCATGACCAAGTGATCGGCTTTCTCGCCGGTGCTGGAATACGGGCCAGCGCCCAGGGTAAGCGGCGAGCCGCTGGTGTAGGTAAAGGCGTCTGTGTAACCGGCGGTTCCAGTGGCTTCCGCCGGCGTGGCGTAGCTGGCGACGGCCTTGGCATAAAGCGTCACCCCGGTTCCGAGTCCGTTGGCGCCGTCCATGTAGGCTTTGACGTTCGTGATCTCGGTGTAGGTGCCGCCGGTCACGTTCATGCGCAGCCACTTTTCGAACGAGTAGTCGACGCCCGCGCCAGGCTTGACCATTGGGTTGCTGGTGTCGACAGTGGCGTTGTCGGCATTCTTGAAGCGGATATTCCCGCTGGTTTTGTCGGTCTGGGTGCCTCCGGCGCCATTTTTCTCGACGATCTGGACTGTTGCGGCCATGGTGTTGCTCCTTCTTAAAATGCGGCAACGCCGCGATTATTTGACGTGGTCCTTGATCCACACCCAGGCGGTGGCGGCCAGGGCAACGAAAGAGGCCAGCTTGGTGAACAGCCAGGCTATGGCCTTGGATCGCCCCCACATTTCCGCCATTTCCTCGAGTGCCGGACCGAGCTTTTCCTCGCGGGCGATGTGGTCGACCAGCGCCTTGTTGATCTTGTTCAGTTCGAGCAGGATTTTTCGCTGCGAATCGTTTTGCGAATCGAGCCGGCGGTGAAAGTGGGCGATCGACTCGCTGTCAAGCGCGCGCCTGTGGGATTGCTGCTCCAGCGTGTTTTCGTCTTCAAGTTCGCGCATGATTAGCGGCGCTCCGCGATGATTTCGGTTTTCTTCTGGCTGCCGTATGACGTTCCCAAGTAGTAGCCGGTGGCGCCGCCGAGAACTATCGAGATGACCGACGACACTACCATCGCCTTGATTTCCGGCGTCCACCCCTCGCCGAACAGCACGGCTGCGACAACCAGATAGACCAGCGGAAGTAGCGCCAGCGTCACCCACAGCGCCGGCGATTTCCACGGCGCCGGGCCGGATGATGCCTCGCTGTCTGCCTTGCGCGCTCCGGCGATGCCTCCGCCGCCGGCCTCGCCGGTCAGGGCGAACCAGTTGGATTCGACTGCATCGCTGAAAGCCCTGGCCCTCTCCGGCTCGGCTTGCAGCGCGGCGACGGCGCCCTCGACGGTCGGCTCGGCGGTGATCTGTTTGGCGATGTGGGCGACGGCTTCCGCCGTGGCCGCGTTCTTCTCAGATTGCTCGCCGCTGCCGAAGAGGCGAATCAAGGATGGCGCTAGTTGAACAAGCGCCGGAACTGCTGCTGCAACGAACGGAGCCATTTCGGTATTTCCTGTTTCGGTTGATTGAAAGGGGCGGATGCATCGGCGCCGCCTCCCGTGTCGACGGCGAGCACTTTCAAAGCCCGCTGGTGATACGCGATGCGGTCGGCGTAGCCGTTCAGTCCGCCATTTATTTTTCGCGTGATCGCCTCGAAGTCGCCGGCATCGGCGAATGAGTTCAGGCTGCGGCTGTCCCAGAACCACGCCGCAGAGCGGCACGCCAGGTCGGGGCGCTCGAGCAGGGCAGGATTGCCGGTCAGCACGGCCTTGTCCTGAAACAGCGCCTTGCTGCACGATGCGTAATTGTCATATCCGGTAATCTGGATCAGCCCGCGGCCTTTGAAGAAGGGGCCGGGCGTCGAGTTGTTGCGGGTGGCGATCTCGACGGCTTCCGGCCGCGTGTTGCCGAGCGAGATGCGGCCGTTGTAGGCTTCTCCGCTGGCCAGCTCGCGGACGTAGCGGAAGCATCCGCTTTCATGCGCCAGTTGCGCGATGAATGCCGCCTGGCGCTTTGGCGTATCGATGCCGAATTCGCGCATTGCCGCATTCAGCGGCCCGGCAAACTGTTCGACGCGGATCGCGCTGGCCGCCGGCATGATTTCCAACAATTGCTTGACGGTGATTTCGTTGTAGCTCATTTCTGGCGCGCCCTTTCCAGTCGGTCGATGACGATCAGCAGCGCGTGATCGGCTTCCGACAGCAGGTCGGATGCCTCCCGGCTGCCGTACCCGTGAGCCGCCGAACCGCGCAGCGCGCGGTCTTCATCATCGCGGATTCCCTTGATTCGCTTGCGCACGCACGACAACAATTCGATGTCGTTCCAAACTCTTTCCCTGCGGCCGGCATCCATGTCAGTTCATGCCCCCGTCGTCGCCAACATCAAGCAGCGAGAAAACGAATGATTCGACAATCACATCTGCATCCTCGACGATCTGGCGGGTGCGGAATTTCATCTCGGGCGGCGGGATGTCATCCCGATAGCCTGCGCTCCCAGTCAATACCCTGGCGCCGCTGGCTGCGAATGCCTCGAAGCGCGCAGGGCGGCCGTCAGCCAAGCCACGGGCGGCAGGAAAAGGGTTCGCCTGCACCGCGCCGCCGTCTGCCTTTTTGAACGCAGGCTCGGCGAACCGGCACGCTGCCAGCTTGTTGTCATAGGCATCGAAGACGTCAACGCGCCCACCGCCGAGCGCCAGCGCCATGTGGTCGGCCAGCAGGTTCGCCGCCCAGACTTCAATCTGCATCGCCGGCCCCGATTTCGATTTCACGAATCTCGACGCTGCCATCGGCCAAACGGCGGCCGACCTTCATGGTCGGCTTGCCTGGCGGCGGAAGCTGAACCGTAAGCTGCGGCGCAGGCTGTTCGCGCGCCGCCAGTTGCGCGATGGCGTTGCCCAGGCTGCGCTGGCCCTCGAGCATGGCGGCGGCGAGCGCGTCGTCTTCCTGCGGCTCAATGTCCGGAGAATCATCGCCAAGTTCCAAGGCGTCTTCGCGGTCTTCATCTGCGGCGCGCTCACGGTCGATTTCTTCCGGATCGTCGCCGCGCTCGGTGATAACCCGGCTGCGGCTGGTAAATCCGGATTCGACGGCGATTTGCTGCGCCTGCACATCCTGCGTCGGGTGGATGTACGCCCACCCCTGCGGAACCCATGTCACCCGCTTGGCCTCGCGGCCCTCGTCGCCTGTGAGAATCCCGGCGATCACGGCAGCATCAGCCCATGCGGCGCGGACCCTGCGGCAAAACTGCGGGATCAGGATATGCCACTGGCGCTGCTGGCAGTGCCGGCGGAATTCGTTGAGGATAACGCGCAGGGCACGATCAGAAACGCCGGCAAGATCGCCTGTGAGCAGTTCATACGGCAGGCCCGTCCCGGCAGCCACGCCCTGATACTGCTGGCGCGTGAAATCCTTGTAGCCGGCGCCTGCGTCCGGCGGCTCGCTGAACCGCACCGATTCGCCAGGCAGCAATTCCTGCATGGTGCCAGGCTCAAGCGCGGCCATCGGCGTGCCGTCGCTGTCGGTCTTGATCGGCATCCCGGTCAACGGGTCAATGGCAGAATCTATGCCTGATGCCGGGCGCTCGAGGAAACCGGCGAACAGATTGGCGAGCTTCTGGCGCTCAAGTACCGCGTCGTCAAAATCCCCGACACCGCGCAGCCGGGCGAGGATCGGCGCCAGGTCGGAGACGCCGCGCAGTTGTCCGGCGCGCGAAGGCTCGTAAATGTGCAGCACGAACTCAGCCGGCACCCGTGTCAACGTGCCGGTATCTCCGATGCCGTCGCCAGGGTGATTGCGGTGCGCCCAATAGGCGACGCGCTGGCCAAAGGCGTTGAACTCTATCCCCTGTTTGATCTCATTGCCATTCGGCGCCGTGCTGTCGTTGGCCGGCACCATGTCAGCCTCGATGACCTGAATCTGCAGCGGAACCGGCAGCCCATCCTCAGGACGACGCGGGCGCAGGCGGATGAACACCTCGCCGGACTCAATCCAGTTCCGCGCTACGAGATTCTGCAGGCCGTAGAGATCGAGCACGCCGTCAGCGTCGCATACTTCGGACCAGTCGTCCCACAGGTTACGCAGGGTTTCGCGCAGCGTTGCATCGGTCGTCTTCGGGCGCGCCAGAATCCCGGTCCCGACGAGGTTTGCCGCCCACCGCTGCGGGATCGCACGCCCAGCCCAGTCGTTGCGGGCGGCATCGCGGGCGCGGTTGCGCAGCGTGCCGGCGCCGGAATTTGCGCGATTCGGCCCGACGCCCGATGGCGCCCATCCGCGCATTCGGCGGCCTGAACCGGCGGCATCATGCGCAGGAACAAGCGCGGAAGCAACCGGCGCGACGGCGGTTTTTCCGGTGATTCCCGCGTTGATCGGGGCTGTTCTTGAGCGTGCCCTGCGCGCCATCAGAATCCCCTGCCGCCGTGATATAGCCGTGTCTGACGCGGCCGTGCAGCAACGGCTCCGGCGGACGCCTGCTCGGCGTCGAACTGCGCTTGGAGCGCATTGCGCGCGGCGATCAGTTCGTCGACGCTGCGGTATTCGACAACCTTGTCGCCTTTGCGCACCATGCGCTCGCCTGTGGCCAGCGCCTCGGTCAGGGCGTCAATGTCGGTTTGGAGAATGGGCATCCCGGAGGCTCATGTGTGGAGTCCTCTGGATGGTCGCGCGCGCGTTATGTTGTCGCCTGTGGGGGGATTTCAGACCCCATCAAGCCCCATCTGCTGCATTAATTCAGCATCGCTTTTAACCTTGCGATCCGCGCGCAGCACCAGCGGAATCAGACCAAGCAATTCGGCGCTGCGAATATCGTTCTTGACCTGCTGATAGGTGACGCCGGTCATCTTCGAGATCGAATGCAAATCGCGTCCCTGCACGCGCAGGGTTGCGGTCCTACGGATGCGCTGCCAGCGCCCAAAATCGGCCAGCGCCGGAATGGTGAGCGTTTCTCCGCCGAATTCGGCGACTAGCCGGCTGAATGCAGAATGACCGAGCAAGCCAGCGAGGCGGTGCCCTGCTGTCGCCGCGTTTGGCACATAAAGCGTTTTTCCTCCCCAGACTCCGCAGATGAGGATCGTATTCGAGAATCCGACGATGGCGCCAAGGTCTTCGGCGATTCCGTTGGGCTTGCGTTGCAGGGCGGCAGCTTCGGACATGGCGGCTTTCAGCGGAGATAACTTGATTTTGTGGAGCGCCGCACCGGCGCCGCGTTGCTGGCGGCCTCCTTCATTTCGCGCCTGGCGTCAGACGAGATCACATCAGCGTTCATGTCAAGCGGCGCCGCCCAGTTCATCGACGGCGGCAGCGCGTCCCACTTGAACCTATCTGCTCCGAGCCGAATGCACGCGGCGCGGATGTAGCACATCAAGTCGAAAGCCTCGTTGCGCTTGCGAATCTTTTTCCACTTGCCTGACGCCTCGCGTATTTCCGCCTTGATCTCATCAAAGAATGCGCGGTTCAGCCACTTCGGCAGGTGGACGAACCCCGGCCCGTGCTGGTCGCGGTGCAGCATGCCGTGGACCGCGTCCTTGAGCTGGTCTGTGCCGAGCAGGAACAGCGGCACGTCCGGCTCCTGCCCTTCGCGCTTTGACCCGACCATCGTCTGCACGACAACCGAGCGCGGCTTGGCTGACGCGCCCTTGACCAGCATGACGCGGTGCGCATGACCGGCGGCACGAAGGCGGCGATACCATGCATAAGCGTTTTCTGTGACGCCATCTTCGCCCCCGGTATCGACGGCAGCGATGCGGACGCGCATCTCGCGCCCGTCGCCGATCCTGTACGTTGCCAGCACGACGCGACTACTCAACATGTCCCAATCTTCAGGATACGACGCCGGGTCAATTGGCGCCATGCCGCCGTCGACGCCTGCGCGCGCGCTTTCGGTGATTTCAAAACGGTCAATCAGCCATTGCTCGAGGTGCTCGCCGATGGCATGAACCTGCACAACGAAGCGCGCGCCCTGTCCGCCCTGGACGTCGACGGCGGCGACGATAAACCGGGTTTTCGTTGGCACGATGAAGCGGTCGAAATCCTCGAGCCTGTCGGACGGCGCGCGCGAAGTCTTCGCCTCGCGGTAATGTTGCGGCATGTACGGCATGCCCTGATCGGTGTTGACCGTCGTCTTCAGCGTCAATTCGCTGCCCGTCAGCACGTATTCGCGCAGCCCCTGGAAGTAACGCAGCAGCAGGCTGTCCCACTTCTGATAGGCAGCGGCCACCCCGCCGAGCCAGAAGCCGGCAATCGATGAATTCAGCGGATCGCCGACTACCTCGCCGTCGACGATGCTTTGCCCGTCGGCCAACCAGCGCGCCGTGCGGATGTCGTTCAGTACCGGCTTCAGGCGTTGCGCGATCACGCTTCCGCAGTGCGGACAGATCACCTTGGCGTATTCAGTTGCCAGCGCCGGCAGGTTTTCGGATCGCACAATGTCAATCAGATCTGACTCTGGCGGCAGCAGGGAGAACAGCGACAAGCCAGGGGCGGCCTCGAAATACTCCGAACAGTCAGGGCACCGCCAATACCAGCGGCGGCGATCGCTGCGGTTGTAGATTCCGACGATCCCGGAACATGGCGGCGCCTCGTGCGGCGTTGCGCGCTCCCAGTGTGGATCAACGATATCCCGCCCTGGAGACGATTCGACCATGCACATGCCGCGAGACAGGAACGTCTGCGTTCGCTTGAGCGCCAGTACGTAGGGCGCGCCCTCGCCGTCGATGTCGTCAGGCATGCGGTCGTAATCCGTGAGCGCGACGTAGCGATAATCAGAGCTTGATAGTTGCGTCGCGGATGGCCAGCCGATCTTGACCCACATCCCGTGCTTGAACAGCTTGTCGTGTGTGTTGTCGTCATGGCCGCGCGCGCTCATCTTCTCCCGCACGGCTGGCGAGTGGCGGATTGCCCGGTCGATTCTGGTCTTCGAGAATTCGCGGGCCTTCTCCTGCGACATCTGGACAATGAGCATATCGCCAGGATCGCAGGTGACGTTACGGGAAAACCATCCGTCGAGAAGTCCAAGCGTGTTGTGCGTTGGGATCATTGCCCGACCAGCGAGGTAAAGGCGCTTTGGAGAATCAACCTGAATGCACTTCACCGGACGCGATTCGACAGGATCGATGCTGATGATCTGCCTGTATCCAACATCAGCGACGGCCGCGCGGAATCCTTTCCTCTTGCGCGGAATGGAGAACGGAATAAATCCTTGAGGAATCGGGAACGTCACGCGATAGGCGACACCTTCTTTGCGCTCACCTTTGTATTCCCACGATGTGTGCTTCACCTTTGCTGAAGGCTTCAGCCCAAGCGAACGTGCCAATTCACAAAACCCATCGCGCAGCCCTGGAAACGTCGTCGTGAATTCAGCGCTTCCTTGCCGCTTATCGAAGCATCCATCGGTGTCCATCAACCCGCGCAGAAGCTCCGCACGTTGCTCGGATGATGCGCGTAAGTATGGCTCCGGGATGTGTTTGTTACCATGCACGCCAAGGGCGTGAAGCTGGCTAGAAAACGTCACAGAGAACATCGACAGCGGCGGTATGCTGTTGCCGTTTCTGTCGGCCCCATGCCTCCTGCGCCAATGCCCAAGTCGCAAGCATTCCTTGCATCCGCCGTTCTTTGCCTGTCCGACAATTGCAAACTCATGGCCTCGCTGGCAGTGCGTCGTAAGCCGGTATCGCATATCGACGCGAACGAAAACTGTGTTGCCTTTGTCCTCGACTACTGAAACTGCATGTCCAGATTCTTCGAACCGCTGGGCGTAATGTTGCGCGTCGTCCTTGTGGCATGAAATATAAGCCTGCCAGGTAGATCCGTCGCCAAGCCATAATCCGAGCAGATACGGATCAATCGGAAGGTCTGCATGATTGCATTCAATCGGAGCCGCGTTTCTTATACGGTAGCGGTATCTCTTACGCCCGCCATTGCGCTTGGCAAGAATGTAGTCGCGCAGAATCTCAACGGTCGTTTTTACCTCATAGCGCCAGTTCGGCTCCTTCCAGTAAAACCTGTCAACACCCCATAGGTGATCTGCATCGGCGATGATCTTTTCTCCGTCGGAAAAAGTCACCTCGAAGCACTCTCTGTCATGCTGGTAGCCGGTAGCGAAGACGACGCGTGTCGGCTTTCCGCGTTCATCGAACACGGTGTCGCCTTTTCGGATTTTTCCCATTGTCGTCCATCCGTCTGGCGTCGGAATGGGCGTATCAACGTCAAGAGCTTTTCCGGTCCTGGCAGGCCCAACGAACACAACTGCCTCGTGCCTGCGGCTGGCGAGCAGGTTCATCGGCTCGATCATGTACGGCGTCTCGGTTGGCGACCATGGCCCGTTGTACCCGCCCGGCTGCTGGATGATCAGCGCCTGCGCCGCGCCTTCGGCTACGCTGATTCGCTTGGGCGGCCTGAATGCATCTGACGCAGACCGAACGAGCGGCCATGGCGAGCAGAAGACATCACGCGCCGCCATCTTCAACCTCATCATCTTGCCCGACTGGCGACAGTCGACTCAGCATGTCGGCAACCGCATCCATTTCGGCTTCTATCGCTTTTTCAACAGCCTCGGCAATATCGGCAGAGCATCCGATTCGGCGCTCCAGGTTATCAGGGATTGAACGTAGCCCCTGCGACAGCGAACCGAATGCGCTGGCGATACACGCCTCAAGTTCTCCAGCAGGTATCAACTCACGGTCACGAATTTGAAGGTCGCGGCGCTTCGTTTCGGAGTCATACCACGCCTTTCTCTCAGCCGGTTGTAGCCGATCAGGGTCGAAGTCTTCGCTCGCGCACAGCTTCCCGCCGAATCGCCACTCGGCGACGGCCAACAGGTCGAAAACCCATGCCTGGCCCTGTTTCCCGCGTTGTACAACTGGGCAACCGCGGCGAATCCAGCCATCGACGGAAGTCACTGTCATTTCAAAAAACTCAGCAACGTCCGCCTTGCTTGCCTTGCGCAGCCTGCCAACGCTAGCGGGTGATATTGCAGAGATCACAGACATGCCCTAAGCATAGTGAAAAACTGCCGAAAACCGCGCCTCCGTGTTCC